TTGTGGCGGCATGGTGTGTGTCAGTTGGTTCGCTTAGGTTATAAACGTGAAGCTCACCGCCAGTGGCGCTGAACAGTGTGCGGTTGTTTCCATCTGCGTTCTGTTGCCTGACGCTCCAATCGTCCTCAACATTGGTATAAGACGATCTGCCTATAAACTTACCGTTCACCTTGCCGTCAACGTAAGACTTATTGGCCGCGTCATCATGGCTACTGGGCGTCTTTACTCCAGCTATGTAGTGATCCTGCATATTCAAGATGCCGGTCAGAGCGCCGCCTTCCTTGCTTAGCTTCCCGTCCGCATAGCTCTTAGTGGCGGCATGGTCGCTGTCGGTGGGCTCTGCAAGGTGGTAGATCTTGATCTTGCCCGACTCAGCGCCAGAAACGATGGTCTTGCCGTCACTCTTTATGCGCCACGATGTATTAACAGTATTGCTACCAGATTTCTTTAGCGCACTACTCTCGATAGTCGCCTGCTTTGCTTCGCCTGCCTCTACCCTTGACAGTATCTGCGCCTGTAACGCCTCTCCAGCCTCTACCCGTGCGCCTAGCGGCGAACAGGGAAACCAGCCGTCCTGATAGCTGACAAACAGCTCAAGTCGCCCCTCGTCATACCAAAGCTCACCGTCTTTCGATATTTCTGGCGCGTCGATGGATGAAGTTAGTGGGAGCGCCGCAATAAGATCGCGTAGCTCGGCATCGTCGTAGCCACTATTGTTAATTGCGTCAATGGCTTCGTCTTGGCGTTCTATTTCGCCAGCCAGAAATCTATTGACCTTTAGCTGGTCGGTGAGGTCTTCATATTCCTTCGTTGACTTGAACCGACCCTTGCTGTCGCGGAAAGTTACGTCTGGGTTCGTTTCGATATCGCTAGTCTTGATGCGGCCCCACTTGCCCGTGTTGCCAGTGGATATGAACCTAGCGAGCGCCTTATCAAAGTCATCAACATCTTCAACGCGGTCAAAGACAAGGTTTTCTGGCAACTCAATATCTGGGTTTTCATCTCCGCCGCCGACAATTACTTTAGGCCCGCCGTCGCCGGTCATGCTTACCCAAAATCGGCCATCCCATATGTAAAGCTCGCCCGTGGTTCCGTAATCGGTCCACATATCGCCGACTTCCGCGTTCTCTGGGGGGCGATCCTCAATCTGCACATTGGCGCCATCGGCACCAACCACTGGGAATTGCAACCACTTGTCCTCATCCCATATCCACACTTCAGCAGTTGTGGAGTCAAGCCACTGCATTCCGGTTTCAACGTCTGTGGGCTCGGTGGCCGATATGACCATGCCCGCCCCCTTGCGCGCCCACAGATACTGCAAAGCGGCCTGTACGTTCTGAGCCTCAAGAGGCTGTAAGGCGGGATCTAAACCAACCTGTGGCGCCTTTACATCATGGGGGTTTGTCTTATCGTTAACGTGGACATCTAAAAGGCTCTCAACGCCATCAGTCGCGTTGGTGCGGTCAATAATTTGATTAATCTTGCCTCTAACAGACAAGCCTTCCTCGTTATTATTGACGTGATTGATAGGCATCTTAGCCATTACGCGGCCACCGGCTCATAATCTCTGACGCCGTCATTCCAAAGGCTAAGATCACGCCAGAAACAAGCATCAGCCCAGCGGCCAGTGCCCAAAATCCAACAAAGCCAATTATCAAAATCATCACAGCCGGTATCGTTAGAGATTCCTTGCCAATCCCCACAATTGCCGCCATCACTGACCGCGCCCCAACCGGAATCAGGGCCGGCCTCAATAGATGACCACTGGCCCTCCGGCGCATCGATTGGCTTCCACTCACTCACGCTATGCCATGCCGCTGTAGTCTAAGGGCGGCGCCAGAATGCTCTGCCTTATCGCTTGCGCCGTTCAGTGCTTGCACTGCCTCGCCATAAGCCTGAGTCCAGAGGGGTATTCTTGTGTCATCATGCAGATAACCTTCTGCCGCAATCAGCGCACCATAAAGGTAAACATCCGGACTCTGCTCCAGGAGCCAGTTTGTCGGGTTGTCCGCTGAGCATCTAGTCACTTCGGCAATATATTCAACGACTACCCGGGCTCCTTTTACGGGATCAGGTGGCGGCATGAATTGGAACTTGTCCTCAACGTGGCGATAAAACGCTACTGGTCCCAACAGCTCAAACCGCTCAATGTTGAACTTATCAGCCAGGCGGAGAATCTTATCGTCAACAATCACCCTTAGCGTTTCAATGTGATCGCAGGGCATACGCATATACTCGCTGTACACCATAGCCTCAGCTCTCACCTGTTGGCGGCGATCTCTCAGGTCACGTTTAATTCGCGCCTCTGCAAGCTCAATGAATACAGGGATCTGTTCGGTTAAATCAGAGCGATCTAGAAACTTAGCGACGTTTTCCTGTAATTCTTCGTAATTCATTAAGCGACATACCTCTCAGAGCCGCGGCGCACGTCTGTACTGCCCCAGCTTGTGGTGTCTTTGTAACCTGTTATTAGGTAGCGGAAAGCGTCAGCGGCGTGGCTAGACCAATCGTGAGCGGGCTTAGACTTAAACGTCCTGGCTTTCTCATCGTATTCGTTGTGGTAGTTGCGTAAGCATCTGACCAATTCTTTGGTCTTGCTCATATCGAAATAACACCTGGAGAGGGCTAGGCGCACAGCGGCTATTCCATCATCGACTCTAAGCTGTGGGGTTACGGATGTGTCACGCACACCTAACCCATCCAGGATTTCTAGACGGCTCTTACCACTGCCCAGCTCACGCACCCTGGCGTCATGGGGCAATACAGCAGTGCCGTAAATGTAACCATGCTCATGCGCCTTATCACGCATCATCTGGACATAATGGTCCAGGGCTTTGCCGTTGTTCTCGTAGTAATCGATAACACGTATCTCACTACCAACGTGTTGAGCGAACACAATACTTGTTGAGTCGTTAATGCCCAGATCCCAGGCCGTGATTACAGGGATCTGCCGGTCATAATGGATGTTATCCATAAGCCGGCCTTCATTCTCAGCCTGGAGTAATTCGGACCGGTAATATGATCCTTCCTGGTATGGAAGACAGGCGCCCTCCCAAACATGGGCAAACACTTCAGGCTTCAGGCGCTTGCGGTCCAGCTCTAACTCATCCTTCAGCACCTGGGGGAAATAAGGATTGTCGTTATAGTTAACGCGGCGAACGATAGCGTTCTCTGGTGGGTCTTCAACGAATCTTTTGTACGTTGGACTCTCTTCGTCCTTCGGGTTGAAACTGATCCATATCTCGGAGCCCTCTTCGCGTACTGTTGGCAACAGCGTCCGATAGGCTTCCTCTGTGATCTCTTCCGCTTCGTCTAGCCAGGTGAGCAATATGCGGGACTTGGACTTTATTGAACTGACGTTTAACCGTAAGCCAGCAAAAGAGAAATCGACGCTTCCACACTTGGTACGAATATATCGGGCGCCGCATGAGTAGAATTCGCTTAGAACCGGATCGGACTCTATAGCGCCCTTGATCTCTGTGAATGAGCTTTCTTCCAGGCTGTTCAGGTGTTCGCGGCCGCACAGTATCTGTCCCTTTCTTCCTTCCTTGGCGAATATGTAGCCTTTCCAGGCGACCATCATTGCAAACGTTCTAGTCTTACCTGATCCCCTGCCGCCGTGAGCCACCCGATACCGGTAATCACCCTGGAACAATTCCAGCATCTTCTTGGGCATCTTGATGGCGACCTCACTCATCAGGGAGCTCTGCCACCAGGCGTATTGTGTTGGGATGATCAACCGTTACATCGGCCAGCATGTCGATCTCTGTGGCCTTCAACTCAGGTAGGTATTTGCCTAAAAGCTTTTGCCTGTTATCCATGCTCACTTTGAGCTTGGCTAGGTCTTTATCGAACGAATCAGAGTGTGGATCTAAGGCTTCAACTTTCTCAATCAAATCAAAAAGATGTTGCAGTGACCCCCGCTCTTGAAGGTACTCCCGCAGAGACTCCTGTCGGACCCGTCGATTTGCTTGTGCTCTGCTAACACCGCTTTCCATAACAGCCCGTCAGGATACAAAAACCCCATTGTTTGACGGACTGTATCACACAGGTTGTAGTCCCGTCACCCCCTAACTTGCAATGGCTATGCTGGACTTCACCATGCCCAGCCAAAGCTGTTCTATTGGCATCAACTCCTTGGCAAGCATCCGCATCTTTTCGCCATAGCCGTAGTCAAATAGTTCGTGCTGTTCTAAGAACGCAACCCGCTGGATACAGCCATGCAATCTAAGAACATCCGGCTCCTCGCATTGGCCAAATCCAACGGCGCCGTCAGCCTTGAACTTACCCTTGTCAAAGATCAAGTCTCCCCATTCCTTGCTTGACACCTTCACGTCAATTGAAATATCACCTAGCCAGGCATCAACCCCCTCATCGCCCAAAACGTTAAGCGTGGGCTTTTCCAGGTTAAACAATCTGGCAAACAATATTTCGCCGCGGTAAGCGCGGATGTTGGCGCTGATTCTCTTCGTGCCATCATCGGTGTCAGCAAACCTGGGCGTTGCGCCTTGCATATTGCATAGCTTTACGGTGTCACGCCCCAGACAATCAGCCAGGTGCATTTCGGCCTTGCTCAATCTAAACAGCATGGGACAGCCAGCGCTCGTTTATAATTTCGCTTTCAATATGCTCCCAGCAAAATCTGCAATAGATCATGTCTGCCACTTCAGGCCATTCGTCAGCGTCAGGAATCAACATATCCTCGGGGTGATAAATTTCGCCGCAATCCTCACAAGCATGATCAGTCATGGCGTAATTGCCTCCAATTCTTTCACTCGCTTTCTCAAATCTGCTTTAAGCTCTTCCAACTCGACACGGTTCCACTTGATGACCTCACGCTTGCTGGCCACCATGTTTCTCACGGTGTCTTCCCCGTACATGTCGATCATGTAAAGCGCATAGTCATCGGCCACTTTTGAGCCAAAGCGGTTGCAAAATTTGCATTGAACATGAATGTTTTCCTCCGCCAGCTTCCAGCGGCTATAGGTGCGTGAGATGAAATGCCCGCCGTCCATATCCTTCCAGTGCTGTCGCTTACCACAGGTCACACAACGACAGAATCCGTGCTTATCGGCCGCCTTCAACCTCACCAACTTCTGGGTGAGCACCGCGCAGTCATCGACCAACTTACCGATCGGTTTTGTCTTCGGCATCAGCCTCCCCCCAATACTTGAGATAAAACGCCTGGCAGTTTGGGCATGTGTAATTCGATACGATTAGCCCAAAATCAATATCATGCTCAGCATCATGGTCACCGCCCCAGATCACCTCCTCGCCGCAATCCCAGCACTTCGGTCTATCCATATTTATCGCCCTCCAGGCCAACGGGTGTGACCCCAGTAATCTCTGCCACCCTGGCGAGCAAAACGTCCAGCGCCTTGCTCAGCTCTTCTTTGGTCAGTCTTGTTGTGGACTCTTTGGTGTACATCGCCCTAATCACCGGCCGCACCAAAATCTCTTTGCAACTTTCCTCGGTCCACGGAAGATCAACCTTGCCCTCTGCTTCAGCCAGGAAAGTTTTAACGTCATAGCCGGCTTCATTCATGTCCACGGCCAGACGCCGTAGAAGCGCGTGTAAGGCATTATTCTGTGCAAGGGTCCTGGTGTACTCCTTCTCAGTTAAAATCGTCTGACGGCCCTCTGAGAGCCTCTGAAGCAGGTGTTGGTGTAGCGCGTCAGCATTAGCCTTTGTTTCGATGGTCCAAAAGACACCGGAAGTCATCCCGCCACCCCTGGCACTCGCCGCCTGGCTGGTAAGCAATTCGGAGCCATTTCGCCGTCTTTGTGTAGGCGCCCAGCATCCAGGAACAATTGAACATTCCAGCGGTCAGGGCCAAACCGCTGTTTCTCAATCTTGAATTCAATATCACCGTGCTCCGCCAGATAGGCGTTTTCTTCGCTCAGCAGATGTATGCCAGCCTCACGCTTCCTGGCTAGGGTCTGCCGTTCCTCGTTAGCCCAGACCAGGATCACGTTCTGAGCAATGTTGGTGATCGCCCCGCTCCCCAGGACACGATCCCTGGTTGGTCGGATGTTGCCCTGGTCAGCCTGGCTTTTGCGGGTGTGGTGGACCATCAAAATGTGGATGCCGGTTACCTTGGCAACGGATGCAATATCGACAATGAATTTTTTCTCATCATCGTATTTCGTAGACAAGTTGACGCATTGCAGATTGTCCAGAACCACAAACTTCACGCCGATATCAGCCGCCTGCCATAGCGCCCCTAGCACCCGTTGCGGCGTTATCTCTGTTGGGTTTTCCAGGGTCCAGACGTGATCGTCACAATCCAAAACAAAGGATTTGTAATCACCCAGGGCGATTTCGTCTTTGCCGGACCATTGCTTAGCCATCATCGACGTGACATCAGACGCATCCATCTCCAGGGACATCATCAAAACGTCATGATTTGCGGCAACGTCTACCAGGATCTGGCTCGCCAGGGTACTTTTGCCTGAACCATTCTCGCCCGCCAACACCGTTAGCTGGCCATCGCCTAGACGGAAATTATCGTGAGTCGATAACCAGGGTAGTTTGATCCCATGCGGCCCTGGCCCCTTGATAATCTTTCTGGCCACATCCTCAGCAAGCTCAGACAGCCGTAAAAATTTAGCCTCGGCGTCTGCCAGGGCTCGTTGGTGATCGGCCATCGTGAATTGGGCAAAATAATCTAGCGTCGGCATGGTGGCGGACCCTCCCATGTCGTGCTCATCACTTTGGCGTCTTGCGTTAACTCATCCGTCCATTGGCGAGCGTTTAACCACGTTGCAGGATACGGGCGACAATCCTTATCTTCGGATACCTGGGA